TCAATGTTGCAACAGCACCTGTACCAGATCCAGTAATAGATTTTAAAGAACATGAAGATTCTGTAAAACTATTTACTAATGCTCCAGTAGAAGTATCTTTCTTATTAAATCCACTACCAGTTATAGTAACTTCAACACCATAATCCTTTAAAGCAGATCCAGATCCACCTGTAGTATCAATAGGTGCTCCTCTTTCTTCAATAACACCAGTAATACTATCATCTTCACTATCAGTAATCAATCCAGTACTAATTTTTCTACCTACAGGTATAGATACTGCTTCTGCCTTAGTAATTTGAGTTACACCAAATTTAATCTTTCTAGGTAAAGTCCTAACAGGATTACTAGGTAGTCTTTGAGCATTTAAATTACCTGGTTCAATTGGACTGCTATAGAACGTAGTAGTTCCAAAAGGAACAAATGATGCTTTTCTAAGAGTAAATTTAAGGTCTTGATACTGACTTGGTGTCCAAATTGTACCATTCTGTGATTTAAATAAACTACCACCAATATATTGCTTAGTTACAACACCAAACTGTGATTGATCACTAGTTGCAGGTAAACCTACAGGTGGAGTAACACTCTTCTGTCCCATAGTAGCGACCCACATTTCATATTCATCAGATCCAGGTGATAAGAATACAATTGCGTATTCTTTACCAGATTCTAGATAAACTGGTGATGGGAATTTAATAGTAGTTGCTGCTGTAGCATCATCAGATGTATTAATATTATTTGGATTTAAAGCTACTTGAGCATAATCCTGAACAAGGAAACTTGTTGGTGTTCCCAATTCAACTTCTCTAAGTTCAACAAAAACCTTAGCATTTGGATCTTTCTTATAGAAATAAACATCAAATGATGTTAGGAATGCTCCAGTTTCATCAACAGTAAATGTTTGTGCTAGAGGATCCCTATAAGGTGCTTCTATTCTTACAGTAGAAGACTCTGAATTTGAAGTTACAGATACAGTAGTCTCATTAGGTTTTTGTGCAGGTTCTGGTGGATTTCTAACACCAACAGTACTTGTATTCTGAGTTAGAATAGTTCCTGTTCCTGTATATGTTCCACTAGCATCACTAGCAAGAGCAGTACTACCTGCTGGAACAAATCCTCCAGTCGTATTAGCAGTAAGTCTAAATGTCTTCTTACCTGTATAGAATAATACTGATGGTTGTGGTGTAGAATTAGCATCTCTAAAGAAGAAAGCACCTAATACATCACCCCATTGATCAGACATTAAATCTGTGTTGGTTATAGTTGCTTCAGTTCCACTTGTTTCTCCTACAAGTTTAGCACCTTTAACAACATATCCCCAATAATTTTCATTATTTGCTAAAGCATATACATCAGTATTAAATAATACAGATGTTGCCGAATAACTATCAGCTGGACCTGGACGAGATCTATCAAATGGATCAACTGTATATTTCTCAACAGTTTTATTAGGAGACCCTAATCCAGCACCAACTTCTGGTCTTGTAGCATCGCCAAATTTATGACTTGGTGCAGCAGATCTTATATATCCAATCTGTGTTGAACCATTCATAACTCTAACATTTTCACCAACATTAAACCCAGTAGATGCTGTTTCCATCTGGATTTCGATTATTTTGGGAACTATATCAGGTATTCCACTATCTAACTTATGAACATGCTTTGTATATGGTTTTAAACCATTAGCAACAAATGCTACGTTTCTAGAACGCATAAACTGATCGGATTCGCCACTAATCTTAACACTTTCAACATAATCAAATTCCCTACTAGGACCTTCCATTTGATTAGTAAATGATGTAACTACAGTTTGTGTATGGGTTGTAGTTGTAGTGGTGGTAATATCAGTATGATTACCATCAAATTCATCTTGATCTGCTTCAATATCATTTTCTGTTACATCTACAGCAGTATTTGAAGTTGTATTATCAGAAACTATATTAGATATTTCATTCCAAGTTGCTCCAGTAGATTCAAGTCTATGATTATCAATATAAATTGTTCTAGTCCAGTTATCGGATGGTGGATCTAAAATAACACCACCAACATAAACAATAACGTTAAATGGATTAATGTTCTCAACACCAGATGCCTGTGGTTGATGAATCCACTGTACTTCATCATATTTAAGAGTTACTAAATCTCCTGTTTTCTGACAATTTGGATCCAATAGACTCAAATTAGATGACATATCAGCAGTTTCGTAATCAATTCCTGGATTTAAACCTAACTGTGCCCTCATAGACCAGAAATCAACAGCACTAATCAATTCTTTATTAACAACATCTACATCACATCTAGAAGCATCTTCAGCAAAATTAATAAAATCTCTATTTTTGAAATCATTAACAATAAATCCTGTTTTGAATCTATCCAAACCATCAGCATCCTTTACTGCTAATGATTTTGTATCCAATTCTAAGGAAGTAAGAGAAGTCATTACCTCAAGATTATCAATTCTCTTCTCCAATTTACCAATATCTCTCATGGTAAATCTTCTATTATCATATAATCTAATAGAAGGACCTTTCATAGGGTCATACAAATATGGTGGAAGTGATATTTGAGCAACTTCCATTGAATCGCCTAATTCAGTTGGAGGTGCTGGTTTATCATCAGACACACCTTTAATCAATTTGACTTCTTCAAATTTATTAATTACTAATTTATCAATTCTAGGTAAGTAATAGCTATACCCAACAATTGTACTTTCATCTGGAGTTACAACATATCTTGTATCAGTTTCAAGTAATCTACTATTATAAGAGAATGGTGAAGAAGTTGTTTGTTGTCCAGCAGTGTCATTTGGTACAAATTTCTTAACTCTTGGTCTAAAATCAAGAATATCTGATGCTCTATCATTCCCAACTGTAGGAAGATCATGAGTATATCTTTCTTTATTATATGAATTAACAGTATAAAAATCACCATTACTATTTTCAGCAGATTCATAATAATCAAAAATAACTAATAATCTCTTAGATGGTTTTGCTGCTGATGCCTTTCTTACAATTCTTGAATAATCACAGAACTGTTTTCTATGACCTTTATCTAAAGTAAAGTTAGGTGTTCTATCAACATAATTACCCTCAGTTACTTTTTGACAAACAGAATTAATATTTGACTCTTTAAATATTATTGTCTCACCCTTTACAAACTTATTAGCATTTAAGTATACAAATTCAATATTTTCATCATCAACACGATTTACAATCTGACCTATTGCTCTACTATCACTACCAACAACCTGTTCTCCAATAAATGAATTTGTTAATAAACCTAATCCAGAGACAAATTTCAACTGATCTAATGTTGGTGCTACTTTGTCTTTAGATTCATATACAGCATGAACTTTAACAACATCTGGAATATTTAAAGATATTTCTTTATCTTCAACTCTTAGACCATATGCACTACTAATTCCTAAATTTGTCGACTCATTAGATACATTAATAGTTTTTGTTACTGCTAATGTAGAACTTCTAATATAATTCTTTTGCTTAGTAGCTAAACCAAGTTTCTTTAATGTACAATTAATTGTAGCTGGTATTGCTGCGGTATCAGCACTACTGTACTTCAATCCAGAAAATACAACAGTAGCACCATTATTTGATATGTTTACTTTATCTTGTGTTAAATCTTCCGATACACCATTCTTATAATGAATAGAATATCTTTCTGCGTCAAAAGGTTCAAAGAAAGCAGTAGTGATACCTAAAGCACCATCATTACCAGAACCATCAAATAATTCACTAGTTTGAAGTGTTATTCTAAAAGTAGAATCTGGGTTTTTACCTTTAACTTGACGAGTAATAGTAAGATTAGAATCTGAAAGATCTACTGTAGAAATATTTTTCTTTGGTAATCTAGTATATAAACCAGATTGGTTTAAATTAATAATCTTAGGTACTTTAATCCTAAATGTTGACTGATTATTACCACTTACAAGAGTTCCATCATTAACACCTGAAATTGTTGCTACATTCTTAAGTGTTAACTGTTCTCCATTGGCAGAGATATTAGATACTCTATTATATGTTTCATTGGTTGCTGATGATTTTTGATATCCAATTATACTATCTGTTTTTATACCAACTTGTCCACTAAATCTTCTTCTGGGACAAGTTGCTAGATTTTCAGTTATAGCTCCAGTAGTAGCATCCCATGAAATTTCAGTTAAAACATTATTAGATAGTCTTTGAATCTTAATATAATAAACATTACAAACTGATGAAGCACCTTTAATAGCACCAGAAGGAGCAGAACCACCTGCGTTTGTATATTCAGTAAAGTTTAAATATTTTAATTGTCCACTGTATACTGGTGTATTATTAGAAGTTCCATCATATAATATAATTTCTGTAGCAGAACCAGAAACACCAGGAGTACCATAAACAGTACCATCACTAACTTTTAAAAGAGCTGCTGGATTAAGACCAACACCACCATATCCTAACCAACCATCACCATCATATCCAACGGTAATTTTAACTACATCTGATAATACAGTATCTGTTAACCACAGTATACTCAAATCAGCATGACCAGATCCCATACTTACAAAAGAAGCATCATCACTGTCAAATATATTACCCATATCAATACCAGCAGGTCCAGTAGTGGTTGCTGTGGCATAGCTTACAGTCTCATTATAAGTATTTGCTGCTGTTTGCTCAGACCATCTTGGTTCATCTGAAGCACCCAAATATGAATTATAAGTGTAATCACCACCAGAAGTAACGTTTAGTTGATCTGTTAATGAAAAATTAGGTAATACTCTATCATATAGAACAGAATCGGCACTAAAATCTACTTGAAATCCACCAATATCTTTGGATTGGAAAACAGATCTTATATCATCTGTTGTATATGTTATAACATTAGATATATTTGCTGTACATGTATCAACTCCAACATTACTAGTTCTTTCATTAAATAATATCTTTTCACCTTTTACAAAACTACCAGTAGTTTGAATTACATGTATTTCTCCACCATTTCTATGCTTATCAACATAACCAGTAGCACCACTACTTTGACCAGTTACTTTACTACCTAATGGAGCTAATATATCCTTTTGGTAATTAATATCAACACTATTTGATATCTGAAGTACAGTATATGTCTGTACATCATACATATACAAGTCCCATTCAGTTGAATCTCCAGTGTAAGGAGCATCTGATGGATTATACCAATAAACCCTTGCCTTTCCTACTGGCAATCCATTACCAGCAGTTGGAGCAGCATCAGAATCTTTTCTAGCATTCCACAGTTCAACTACATTAGATACTGGAGTAGCAGAATCATTTTGTCCGATATTAATATATGGAGTACCTTCACTATGATTAACTCTTAGTAAACTACCCATTCTAAATGGAACGGATCCAGATTTTATGGTTTTTGTATCTCTAGGTTTTTCTACATCTAAAACTGTTGTACCTGGCAATGCTACATCAAATCCTCTAACATATGCTTTACCTGGAGACAATTTAACACACATTAAATCATCAGATGGATTAGCACCTTGGTCAGTTTTCTCAGTATCAAGATACAATCCATTAGATCCAATTTCATTATTTAATGAATTTTGTAAATTAACTCTGAATGGATTTACCGAATAGTTTCCAGATTCATCAAATGTTCTCTTAGCAAGATACTTTTTAATTTCAGAATATACTGAAGAATTCTGTATTTTCTTGATTTCACCCTTTCTTACTCTTAATAATTCTACAAAATTAATATCATCAAAATCGTCAATTGATTTTTTGGATAATTTAACACTTATTTTAAATCTATCAGCACCTGGTGCAGCAAAGTTTGTAAATCCTTTAGCATTATCATTTAATGATGGATCATCACTGGCGTTTATAATCTCTTCAATAATCTCAAAACCAACCCTATATGTTGGTTTATTAGAATATGGCTCTAATACAATAAGAGATTTAGTAACATCTACAAATGTTCCTCTTAAAAAATATACACCACTATCAACACCAAAAGATGATCCAGTTGCTGTTGCGTCATCAGCAACTAAAGTCAATACTGTATCACCAGACTTTAATGTAGTATTTCCATAAGTTACATTTTCATCTAGTACTAATATCTCACCATTTGGAAAATGCTCACTTGCACCAGTTGAACTAGACTCTGTATATTTGACAAATATTGTTATTTCATCTACACCCTCAGTTGGAGGAAGAATATAATTTACAATTTTGGCAACAATTTGAGAATTTTGTCCCCTTACTCTTGTTCCTTCACCCTGTATTACTGCATCTAAGTATATACTAACATCAACACCTAAATGATCAGCATTTACCTTACAGGCAAAATATGTATTGTCATACGTAACAGATCCAGGTATAACCATAGATCCTTCTTTAAAGATATGATTACCAAACTGTTCTACCTGATTCTGTAGAATTGATTGTAATCCTGATAATTCTCTTGCTTGTACTGGGAAACCAGGTTTAAACAGAACTTTATAGAAATTATCTGCCTTATCAAAATCATCATAATAAGGACTTATATTTAAGTTAGTCTTTTGTGGCATTTTACTTTAGAATTCCAGGATGATTTTAACGTCTTCTTTTTGTCGCTCATTTCGAGCAATCAGAGGTCTATTATCAATATAAACCAATTCCCCTGATCCTTTATTTATCTCAGATTTGGCCAACCCACCTGTGAAGAATACATCGAGATTAACCTGCTTATTACCACTAGTAAAAGTAGTAATTCCATTATAATTGTTATCAACATATCCCTTAAATCCAGAAACTTGTCCTTCAACAACAGTTCCTGATTTAAATGGATATAATTGACCTATTGTAGATATACCAACATAATCAGTATGATCCTGTGCTCCACCATATGCTAATGATCTATCAGTAAAATACTTTAGAACTTTAGTATCCTTATCAAAGGAAGCAACATACGCTCTTGCCTTAACAGTATCACCTGAAGTGTTTACATATGTTTGATGAATTTCTTCACCAACAGTAGGATTTCCAGTTACTTTTTCAGTATCTAAACTACTTGTTGGATCATCTTTAAATTTCATCGCATCTAACGATGAAAATTGATCAGCAGTAAACGAAGTATTAGCATCAATAGTTGTAGGATTTTTTACAATCCCAACTTGAGCAAACTTTGTATCTATAGGAAAATCTTTAGTGGAATCGTCAAATCTAGCATAGATTAAGACTTTATCAGTTCCTAATTCTGTATAGATGTCATACCCATGACCTCTACTTGGGGGAATGATTGGTATTAATTTTGCGGAGTTACCAGCAGAATTGTTATTAACTGCTCCTAAGTCAACTAACCCATAAGTATATCCTTTACCACCAGCACTAACTGTAACATTGGATATTGTTCCTTGAGAAACATCAACTCTTGCCTTAGCACCTGTACCATCACCAACAATATCAACTTCTTGACCAGTTAATGGTTGATATTGTTTACCAGCATCAGCAATATAAACATGCTTAATTTGGTTATTATTTACTGTAGAATCACCATTTTCTCTAACTGCTCTAATTTGTGGGTCTGTACTTGTTGCCCAATCATTTGGAACTGTTACATATTCTGTAGAATCAAATTTAATAATATCACTAGGAGAAACAGTATACAAGTACTTCCAAATATAACCATCACCAGATCCACCAGCTTTTGATGGTTCTAGATCGGTAAATGTTGGTTCGTCTTGAGAAACATTTCCTTTAGGATTACTTCCAGTTGATCCATTAGCAATACAAATATAAACTTTGAAATCAGAGTTCATTACATAATATTTTGCATCATATAACTTAGTTGCTGATTCTAAGGCACTTTTATTCGCACCACTATAGTCATCTCTATAGATTTCATATCTAGTTCCAACTTTCCAATCAATTCTTTTCACAACCCTTCTAATATTGGCAGAAGTTATCTTCTTACCAAACATCATAGTGTCACTAAGATGAGAATTATTTGAAAAACTATCAAGTGGTTGAGGTGGATTTGAATTCCATTGCTCAGATCTACCAAAACCAACTACAGGATCTCCTGCTTCTTTATGTGTGGGATTCGGTAGACCAATAAAAACGTAGTAATTATTATTCTCAATAGACTCTACGAAATTAGTGGCATTAAGAATTCTAAATTGATCAGTAACAATTGCAGGCATCTTATCAGCTAACTAAACTTTTTTTTCTATTTATAGTCATTATAATACTTGTAATCTTATTGCCCCCGTATTCCTCAATCCCTTAAGTGAAGAATCTGTATAATTCTTCCTTTGGATTGTTGGGAATGATGATAATCCAACATCAACAGTGAAACCAGTTACACCAATAGAAATAGGATTTGAATCTCTAGTAGCATTATATAGTCTTCCCCATGATAACCTACCCAAACTAGTTGTTATTCCAATATTAGTTTGATCAAAACCACCAGTTGAAGCTAAACCTACATGATTAGTTGTACTCAATATATTACATGTAATTTCACCCGTTCTACCAGAACTTGCTATATCATGTACTTTATAGATGTTATCAGCAAATGATGTACCAATACCAACTATGGATGTATCATGACTATCAACTGAAACAATTCCATCACCAATCTTAGTATCCTTAATCATAACAGGATAACCAACTAATAAATCACTAACTGAATAATTTCCAATTGCTTGGAAGAAGAACTTAATAGCAAGAGGATGATTATTAGTACCAGTAGTTGTGCTTATACCAGTAATAATTCCAGAGAAACCCTGAACATTACTAATAGATGTTATTTTCTCTGACTCATATTGTGGACTCTCAATAAGAACCTGAGGTTGTATTGGCCAACTTGCATGATGACTTGATATTCCACTATATCCAAAACCAGGATTTGTAATATCAATACTAATAACTGATCCATCAACAATATTTGCTGTAGCAGTAGCAGTTACTCCAGTACCTGACCACACATTATTTGCTCCACCAGTAAATAATCCATCTGGATCTGGAAGTTTAACCGTAGGAGCAACTGTATATCCAAATCCACCATCAGTAACTGATATTGAATCTAACTTATACTGTGAAGTATTACCAATAGATGCTAAACTATTAAGTTCTATAGTTGCTGTTGCTCCTGCAGGTCTTTTTACTTCAGTTCCATCAGATTTAGTAGATCCAGGTAACATTAAAGCATCAACAGCAGCAATATTAACAGAATATCTATCTTGAGGATCTAATCTTATTGGTCCTTCTTCATAGAAGAATGCTTCAGCATCATCTACAAATATTCCACCATTTTGTTGTGTACCAGTATTTGTCTCTACATCAGCAATAATCTTTGCTGTAGGATATATTTGTGGTTCAATAGATTCTCTAGACTTAACAACTAATGATCCTTGAATACTAAGATCAGTTTTCTGTTTTATCCATTCAAGTGGTCTATCATTAAATTCATCAATACCTGGTCCAGAATATATGTTAGTCTCAACTAAATTTGATGTTAATATCTCTTTAACAACTCTATCTTTATCTTGAGGGAAAGTTTCTTCACCCAAACTAGGATGACCATGTAATCTAACTTGGTCACCTGGTCTAATTGTTTCTTGAATATCAACAAGTTCAACATCAACTCCTCTTTGACCAAGATAGAAGAATACATCCACTTTATCACCAGAATCTGGTGGTTCAGTAAATGTAAATGTTGTTCCACCTTCAAACTGATAAGCAATTCCAGGAGTTTGTAATACTCCATTTACAAATATAAGAAGAACAGCATTTAAATCTATAGATTCTGATAATGCTTCATTCTTATCAGTTTCAAAACTCAATAACTGACCATTAAAGAATAGTGGGAATCTTCTCCTCCTACCATTCTGCATTAATCTAATATCATCAATGAAATCAATTTCACCAAATTGCCATGCTGAGAAATAATCATTAAAGACTTCAACAACATTCAATTCAAATTCTTGAAGTGGTTCCTGTAATCCAACTGCAGGTACTAAACCAATTGGTTTTAATCTATCACCAATCTTAAAGGAATGTCCATCTCTTGCTATATCAAATTCAGATATCTCAAACAATGTAGATCCAATACCTACAGTAGTTTTTGCAGCACCTACCTTTAAATCAAGAAGCAAATTAACACCAGTGTCTGTAGTCTTACCTACCCCTAATCTAGAAGTACCAACAACAGGCATATTCTCATAAACTGGTTGAGGAACGATAATTTCAGGATTAACATAACCCGATCCACTATTTTCAATAGTAAATTCTAATGATCCACCAGTTCCTGCAGGAGATTTACCAACATTTATTGTAAATGATGTATTAGATGGAATTTCTTCAATACCTACAGGTCTATTATGAATTGGATCAGTTGTTCTTGGATAATCGTGTGTTGTTCTATGACTATCTTGATTACATGTAAATGTAAGTGTATTAGCAACAAACTGAACATGACTACTTGCTTTTCTTAGTTGATTATCCTTAGCACGTATAAAATTATGTAATGATGTATCTGAAGCTGGTATGTTTGTTAAACATTGAATTTCAAACTTAAAGTCAGTCTTATTTGAAATTTGTACCCATTTATTGTGAATTGGATCACCTTTTCTTGGGTAAGCATGTTCACTTAAATAACTGTCTTTTGAGCAATTAAATACTAAAGATTCTTCCTCAATCTTAACATAATCACCATTACTAAATCCATGCTGTGTATCTGTGGTTATAGTAACAATTCCAACATTAGGATTATAAACAGCATTTTCTATTGTATGGGTTTCCATTACACCAAATCCATGATTGGAATTTGTGGTAACTGTCATAATACCACTAGCAGGATCATATTTGGCATCACTTATAGTTAATGTTCCACCATTGCTTGATGAAATTGGTGAAGAAGAACTAACAAACTTATGATCATTATAAGCAACTCTAGCAGTTACTACAGCACCAGTACCAGCACCACCACCAGGACCAACATTAGTCATGAATGTATTTGGTGATACTGATGTTATTGGTAGATAAGCATCATATGCTGGATCAGTTGTTCTTGGATATGGATGTAAACTCATATCAGCATCTTTAGAACATCTAAAGGTTAAACCGCCCTGAGCAATCTTCAATGACTTAGTTCCTGACATTCCATTATCAGTAGAACTCTTAAATGTATGTTCGTAGAAACCTCCAGATTTAACAGCACCAGCAGTGGCACTTACAAAAGTATGAGGATCTGTATTTGTGGAAGGTATAGTAGTTAATACTTGTAATGTTATTGTAGTGTCAGTAGTTGCCTGAACAGTAATTGCTGTATTATAATATGGATCATTACCATTAGATCTTGGATATGATTTTTGAGCAGCCGTACCAGTAGCACCACCAAATCCACAACTAAATTTAATAGATTCTTGTTCTAATCTAACACTTGTTCCTGATTTTATAGTATGTGTTCCTATCTCAAGAACCATTAATCCAGTATTAGGATCATACGTAGTTCCTGTCGTTGGTGTATAAGCAACAATTGGACTTGTTCCGACATTTGTTTCAAATTGAGTATCTGTCGCACTGGATACAACTAACCACTTATTACTTGAAGGATCGGTTACTCTTGGATAAGTATGATCTGATCCATTATTATCCATAGCACAGGTAAATGTGATTGAATTATCATCAAATTTAACCTGTTCATTATTAGTAAACTTATGAGGAACAAATACAGCACCAGAAATAGCACTTACAAATGTATGATCATCCACATTAGTAGAAGGTGTTGTTGACAATACATTTACAGTAATCGTACCAGCATCGGTATCTACAGCAGTGATTGATATAAACGTATCGTATGCTGGATCAGCACCACCAGCAGGATTACCTGTTCCAGATGATCTAGGATATGTCTTTTCAGCAGCAGTACCACCAAATTCACAACTAAATGTTAATGAATTTGGAGCAATCTTAACTTTGTTAGTTGTATTTAATGAATGCTTACCAATATTCAATACCATATCACCTGTTTGTGGATTATAGTCAGCCCCACTAACATCATAATGTTTACCAGCACTAACAGTCATAATACCAGCAATAGAATCATACTCTGCATAATTAACCTTATAATCCACAGGAGCAGGTATTGTATGACTTCCATCAATAGTTAATAACAAATCACCAGTAACAGAATTATAATCTGCCTTAGTAGGTGTAAATGATTCACCCATAAAGGATCCAGTGTATGCTGTAATAGAATTATTAGTTGAACTTACAAACTTATGAAGATAGTTAATATCATTGACTCCAATAGAAACTGGATTGCGATAACCAGATCCGAATGTTAATTCATCATAATATGCCCAAACTTCACCATTCTTGAAATAATTATGAGGAATAGTACAAATACCAGCAAATACTTCAAATGTTCTTTCAGATGCAACTCCAACTAACTGTAAAGGTCTATCAGTATCTTGGAAAACATTGGTTGTTATTCCAGCATGTTGTACCTCACAATCCATCCACATATTTTCTACTTTAACTGCTTCAGGAGTTCCTAAAGCAAATCCATGTCCAGTATTAGTAGTAACTGTCATAATTCCAGATCTGTGGTCATAATGAGCAGTTTGAATACCACCACCAACAGGTCCAACTGATGTTCCAACACCAACAATACTACCAATAGTACCATTAACCAACTTAGGATGAACTCTAGCACCAACTAAAGGAGCATAACCACGTCCAACTGTTGATCCTAAAGAAACTATTAATCCACCTCTAGGAATTTGGTTTTGATTAATATCAAATTCAGATTGAATCTTTTGTCCATTTTCAGAACTAATACCAGTAAATACAACACTAGAAATTCCAGCACTAGTATCTGTTACAATCTCATAATTATTTCCTAAGTTGTTAAGAGTTAAAGGTGTTTGGAATACTCCATTAACAAATAAAATACCATTACCCACACTAACACCTGTTGATGTATTAGCACCTCCAACAGTTAGAGTATATGTTCTTCCAATTCCAGTAAATGAATCTGAAAGATCATCAAATATCATATTTGTATCATAATTTGATCTTAAGAAAGTTCTTCCACTATATTCTGCTTTAACATACGGAAGATTAGTTAAACTTCTTCTTGTTCTAGTATTTCCTTTTGGAGCATCTAAGAACCATGCTGTACTATCAACAACATTAAATGATCCTCTATAAACTTGGACATTACTGTTGGCAACATGAATTTGTTCTGATAATCCTAAACATCCTCTCTTAACTTTAACAAGAGGAATTGTTCCATTAACTGAATTAATTGTTCCTACAAGATCTGTACCAAATCCAACTTCTTCAACCTTCATATATTCATTATTAACCTTTAATACATCTCTTGGTTGAACGGAACTTATTCCACTCAAAGAGAACTGAGAAAGACCTATACCAATTGTTGATGGAAGATTATGGTTAATTGAAGTATATGTAATTGGTTGTTGAATAATACCATCAAGTCCAATAACAGTTTTACTCAATTTATTTGTCATCTCAAGTTTATGGGCATTACCCTGACCCGAATTAGTAAATGTTATTGGAATAGCATCATCAGCACTTACATACTCTTTTCTACTAAACAACTGAATTTTATCTGGATCCAATGCCTTAACATATACAGTAGATGGCATTGTTGTTTGAACAAACCCATTATTGTCCATAGTAGCAGCAATTCCTATTGCTACTGGAGCAACACCTATAAATGTTGAGGCTTCTTTATATGTTATCTCTTCATTATCATTAAAGAAATGATTTGGTATTGTTAATGTACTTCCACCACCAACAGTTGTAGAAACAGTATTTGGATCTGATGGATTAAATCTCTTAAAGTAAATTGGTGTTCCTTCAAATTTAAGATCAAAATTAACCTTATTTCCTCTACTACCATTAGGACCATCATATGATGCTAATATTAAATCACTAGAAACTGGACCATACTCTAGAATATCTGGTTCATTCTCAAAGTCATTTAAAGTACTGAATACTTCATTATATGCCTGAACTTCAATTAATTCTTCAGTATCAATAAATTCTTGATCTGGGTAGAATAAGAACTCAAGATTTTGTCCAGCAGTATTTGATCCAAAAGTTCCAATACCAGTATCTGTTCCAACAGAAACGTGTGGATATTGAACTGTTACTGCATCATCATTCTTATCCTGTATGACAATAACTTGATGAATAGCAGAAGTAGTTCCACAAGAAACCCTTACAAGAGATTTGACAGTACTGTCATTCTCTATAACAAGTGGTTTAGTTACCATTATTGGTTGTATGCTCCCTGAAGAACCCTTACCACTAGAATATGAGGATTCATATCTAAGAGTTCTTTCAGATCCTTCTGGTTGATTTGGAACGTTAAATCTGTATGTTCCTATACCAGCAGTAGTCGTACCAAGTCCAACAATATTTGTACTAACAACTAATGCCGAGTTCCTATCATTAATACAATCAAACGAGATAGTTCCTGATTCTACCTTTGTTGTTAATATACCAACTTTACTTAAACCACTACTACTGAATGAAACATCTAAAACATCTCCATATATTTCTGAAATATATGTACTTTCTCCATCATAATTTATGATGAGTTCATTATAATCTAATTCACCAGTAACTTTGTCTTTTATAATTGAATTAGCATAGAAAGCATTGAAGTCTGTATGTGAAAATTCTGCTATAGTTGTAGTAGTAACTCCTAATGGAATTGCTCTCCTACCTATAGTAACGTCCATGAATCCAAGATTATTGGTAGATGGACGTGTATTACTCTTACTTAAAGTTGCAGTATGAGTACTATCAATACTTACAATTTCAGTTCCATCTTCAATACCAGGACCAGTTAGAGTTGTTCCAATACCAACTTTAGATACTGATGTTAAATCAAAATCCTCACTAGTTAATGTTGTTCCACTTATACTTCCAGTAAATGTAGTTCTACCAACGGCAACATCAACATTTTTACCTACCAAATCAACACATCCAAATTCTTTAGTACCAGAAGATACTAAATCACTACCAAATGATGTTTTAATAATCTTAAGATCATGATCTTTTTCAAATTTTTCAGTAGGAGTAAAGTTTAAAGTTTTTCTATTGAAGGTATCAACATCTGCAGAAAAATCACCAAGTTTTATATTAGTAAAGTCTGATGTTTTTTCTAATATGAAAGCATTATCAGTACTTGTTAATACTATAAGATCACTAAATTGAGTATCAAATGTATCTGGATCTATAATTTGTACCAAATATTTTGCATAATTTGTATTGATTTCTTCTATTTCTGTGAATAAATCTTGACTACCTTTACTTGAAAATCTGCCACTAATATCATCATGAATAATAACCCTGTTTGTTCTACACTTAGTGTAATCGGTTAATCTCTTATTTCTAAAATTAACAAACTTAGAATTAATATCATCTCTCACATCATAATCATTAGCAAGATCAAAATAATTAATAGTATCTACTCTTCTTTCGGAAGTAATATCAAGAACAATAGAAGATACCACTGGTTGAGTAGTTCCTATACCAACAGCACTTACTTTATTTTCTATTATAGTATCTGAGAAATTCTTAAGACCTGCTGGATGTATTAACCTATTGACTGGATCAACAAAGTCATCCCAAGTTTTTTCACTTTTAATAGAATATGAAAGATTTTGATAATAATCATTATCTGGTATTACTTGAAAATCTTCACTCAATTTACCAGTATTATCTAACCAACCATAATCCTGTCTATTAGAATAATCAACTCTAAATTTAGCCTTATTATTAATAAATCCAGTTACTGTAGCAACAGTACCACTAGACGATCCAGTAATTCTATCACCCATCTTCAGTTCATCTATTCCATCAATTTTAATAAAATCTTCTCTAGATTCAACAACAAAAATATCTTTCTCTACAAAATCTAGTCCTTCTTTAACTAAAATAGTTTCATTAAGTGCGAATCTAGCTCTTTTTTGAACAGGAGCAAAAGTAGGATACTTAGATCTGTTTATGATATTAGCATATCCAGATTGATATGTTTTAGCAATTCCAGGATTTGTACTTACTCCAATTAAATCAAACTCAAGAATATCTGGATTTATTGCTTGATAAGATTTAACTTTAAAGAATTGATACTTATAATTTTCGGAATTATAACCAGTCCAACTAGGATCAACAGTTACACCAGATGCTGATGACTGTTGTGTTCCAATACCAGATTCTCCAAATAATTGAATACCTTCAACAAAAATTTCATCACCCTCTTTAAATGGAGACTCATTATACCCATTAATAGGTGTTTCCATAACACATCTAGCCACTGTTCCATTAGTGGTCATAGAAACTATTCCAATACCATTAGAGTTATTGATAGCAACAACTCTATGAGTTACTGAATCTAAACCTTTAATAGGAGCAATTACATTAACCCCAGTGATACTTTGATATGGAACATTAGCAGTTAATGAAGTTCTATCAACTACCTCATCAATTTCTGGATTATAAAGAATCAAATCTGGAGAACTTAGGTAATCAAGACCACCATCAACAACTTCAACTTCGTCAATTTGATCTAAATCATCTATCCTAACAACTGGTGGAATAAACGCTTCTGGTCTTAATGTTTTATCTGATGAATATTCAAATCCAAAATCAATTATTCTTATCTGATTGATTTTACCAATAGAAGTAGACAAAGCTACTACATTAGCATTCTCGCCCCGTAAACTAGTTACGGAAGTAAATCCAGGTACACTCTTATAACTAAAACCTTCTGATATTAATTTAACACTCTTTATAGGTCCAACTACTGTTTCGGATTTACTAGAATATTCAATAACATCACATTGATCCTTCTCATATGTCAAAACTTCAGGAACCGATCTTGGTGAAATCTTAAAGGTTTCGTCAGTAACATCAAATACTTTATAATCACCACTATAATTACTATCTACAAACTTAATTTGAGAATAATTAAGAACACTAGTATCTGTTGTGCTAATATAACCACCCTTTTCTAAAGCATAGTACATTACAGATGGCAATGCTGTGGAGAATCCTATTGATACCGCAGCACCTACAATATTTCCACTAAAGTCAAAAATCTGTCCACCTGTTGTACCTAAACCAACTGTTCCAACTCCAGAAACACTGAATGTTTCTCCTGCTACACCAGCATTAATAAATTCGTTTTTATATTCTTTATCATAAAATAGTTTAAAATCAAACCCATCTAAACTACTGGTTGATAAACCAAATGTTAAATTTGAATTTTTAACAACTGTTATTTGTGGGTTAATTAGAGAAACTTCATGCTTATTACCACCATCACTAGTAATATTAACAATATTTGGCGGTATTGATACAGAATCTTTATATGTCTCAGATAAATTAAACTTATTTGAATCTATTTCATGTACAAAATAACCACCAGTAGTTAATCCAGAAGCTATTTCGTCACTATCATAGAATAGTTTGTCACCAGTTTTATACCCATGATTATTAATTGTTATGGAATTGTTAAGAGTATCAATGTCTGATGCTTCAAAAATTACAGTATTAATTAATAATTTCTCATGTTCTTTATTGTAACTAACTGATACTGGAGCAGTAGATCCCAATCCAACAACAACATTAGGTACAACATTTAGTGATATCAGATCATTATTTTGTAATCCATGAGTTGTTGTATTTGCTGCTCCTATTTCAGTAATAACTGTAGAAACAATCCTATCAATATTAGCAGTTAATTGCTCATAATCAGATTCAAATGTATATTCATAATCATTGCTACCGTTACCAAAGAAATATAATCCAGCTTCTGTTTTTGCTGCTCCAGCATTTGTAGCAAGTCCTATATGATTTGTACCTTTATCGATAACATATACATCACTAACACCACTAGACTGATTTGGAATATAGAACTGATTTGATGCGTCATCATCTCTACCAACAAGGAAAGATGCTTTTGCTAATGGTTTTCTTAACTTAACCTTTTGACCTGTTGTAAATGGATGATTTGGTACATATATTGTTTGTGGTGGAACAGGAACTTCAAGACTAATTTCTCCATAAGTGTAATCTAAACTAGATCCACTAGTAGTTCCTAATCCAACTGAATTATTTGGATTAAAATATTCAATTTGATTAACTTTAGACTCAAAATAATCAGTCTTAACAGGAATAGTAATACGATTGTTTATTACATCAATATTAGAACCATAAGTATGCCCAATACCAGTACCATATCTTCTAACTCTTATAATTTTTTCTAGATCATAAAGATTTAAAACTTTAAGAATCTCACTACCAATTTGAATAGATCCACCAATAGAAACTGTATTTGGTATTTCATTAACATAAATGTCTTCAACAGTTCCAGCAGAACTATTATTAACATTCATTGTCTTTGCTAATCCAATAATATTTGTACTAATACCAACCTTAAACGAATTATTTAATCTATAATTTGATGTACTAAGACCAGAAATCAATACTGTATCTTCATCATTTAATGGCAGTGAAGGTAGGAAATGAGCCTGAATTTCATTCTCATTCTGCCAAACCAAAATAGAATTCTCAAATTTAGTTAAATCAGTCTTAATACTAGAAACACCAATACCAACTATCTCATCAACTATTCCTCTAGCACCAGTACCATTAGTACCAGTATTATCAAAAGTAGTAAAATCTCCAACTTTATACTTCGATCCACCATCTAAAACTTGGAAACTATCAACAACACCTCTAGTTACTGATTCAACAACAGATTTTTGTTTAATAATCTCATTAGACTCAATCAAGAAATCATTATCTGCAAATCGATCATTTACTTTATATGGGAATGTATTTCTAGATAAACGAGAAGTATTAAAATCGAAAGATTGATCCAATGAAATATTTTCCTGAATCAATGGTAATCTATATGTTTTACCAATAAAATATGGGAATACTGGTGTAATATTATCACTATCTAAAGTAGAAAAATAAGCATATATTCCATTAGGGAATTCTGGTGTCTTACAGAATCTACCATTATGTTTATCTAAATCACCGTTAGCATCATATCTCCAATCATTTACAAAGAATCCAGCAGGAACATCTGGTCTATCAAACCAATCAATATCCTTAACATATCCAGAAACTAAACGCTTAACCTCTCCAATATCATCAGGATCAGAATATCCATATGGTCCATAAATTGGACATCCATCATATGCCCAACCAATAATAGGAGAATGTGTACCAGTTCCAGCAGCAACATCAACTCCTTCATCATTGAAATGTTCTGCTAGATGCTTACTATAAGCACTAATATTAAATGTTACTGTATCTGGACTATCACTTAATCTCTTTTTATTCTCTTCATCATATTGCCATGTAGTTGGATCTTCTGCTAAATGGTAATTGCCAAGAGTATTCTCATGATTTACTCTATCAATAGATAATTCTCTTACTCTAGCATCTAATAATCCATTATGCCCTCTAGCATTTACAAATACATTTGTACTCGTATCAGAATATCCAATACCAGTATTAATCACAACAACATCAATTAATTGACCATTATTGATTATTGGTTTTAATTGTGCACCACTACCAATAGGTCCACTTATCTCTAATTCTGGTAGAGAATTATATTCTTTACCCCTATTAAGAACAAAAACGTCCTTAATTTCTCCATTCTCTACAAAAGCTTTTACTTCAGCATCTCTACCATTCTGAATAACGATATCAGATTTTAACTTATGATTAACAACTCTTGATCCATAATGACTACCTTTTTCATAGACATATGCTCCAATTATTTCACCTGTAACGATAGGTGTTACTAAATTTGTAAAATTAACAGCAATATTATTATCTGAAGTAGCTTCTATACTTACACTAATATTTGGATATTTAAATACCTGATATCCAGTACCACTAGATCTTAAATCAATATACTTTCTTCTTGAATAGTCTTCAGGATGTGTTAATTTAAAGGAATTTTCATCAACTTTAACAACTCTATATGAAAGAGAAGTATCTAATCCCTCAATAGTTGTAGGAGAATCTACACCCATACCAACCATTGTAGTATATTCTACAAGATCATTATCTCTAAATCCATGATTTTTGAAGTTTATAGTATCATAAGAAGTAGATATTCCTGAAGGTTGAACTGGTAATTTTCTATACTGATAATCAGATCCTGCGGTTAATACTTTAATAGATCTCAAAGTATTCTTAGATGTTGTTCTAAATTTATGAATACCAGCAGCAGTAGTTGCTGTTGAGAATCCTATAGTATTAATACCAGCAACACCATGTAGAGCATCGTCTGGAGTCTTAAATAATCTAATTCTTGATGGATTTAAAACCTTAACATAATAAGGTGCTCCATTAGTAAGATATTCAGTAATAGTAGTACTTGGATCTTTAAAAGCAGTAATTCCTATTGGATCATGTCCATTACTATTATAGTATATTAATTGCCCATCTATAAAGTTATGGATACCTTTAAATGTAATTGTTTCTTCTTGAATATCTAATCCACCTGAGAAGAATATGTCACGACTATCAAACTGTACTTCCCTAAATCTTGGACCGACAATTGGTTCCAACAAACAACCAGTACCATTACCACCAGATAATGAAACTGATATTATTCTATCAATATCAAAATTCTGTTCATCTACAATTATTTCTTTTACTGTTCCACTAATAACTGGTTCACATAACGCTGTAGTAGCAGCACCCAATACTGTTGTATTGTATTGAGAAACCAAATTTGTACCAACACCTACTGGGGTCTCTATAACAACCTTAGGTGGATTAACAACATCATATCCAGATCCACCATTAAAAATGTCTATATTCTCTATAGGACCATAATTGATCTTATCATCAGAAATACATGATCTTATTTGAACACCATTAACCAACAATCCAATATCATTAACTGGTTCTTCTTCTTTAGCACTAACGTTTAAGTCTTGATATAGGTTAAACTTGCGAAGAGTTCTATGATCTCTTATCTTTTTATTATCAGTTGATACTGGATATAAGTTGTGAGATACGCCATTAGAAGGTGTTGAATTAAATCCTATTGGACTTCCAAAATCAATAGCACTTATTGATTGGTATAATTTAACCTTTCTTCTATCTGTACCTACACCAGCATAATAAACTCCATTATTTTGTAATCCAATGGTTGTTCCTGTTCCTGTCTGTAGAGTTGGTTCAGTTGTTCCTGTCCCTGCTCTATAAACAACAGGATCACCGCTATTAAACTTAACCTCAGTTGCGAAAGTAAACTCTAAGAAATCTATTGGATAGTTTGTTAAGGGATCCGTTTTAGCTGGGCTGGTTAAAAATGGTTCTTCACCAGTTGGAATAGTGTTTACAATCGATTCGGCATCTATTTCATAACTTGGAAGTGAATTTGAAGCAACATAACCATAATCATTGTCTTTCGTATAAACATTTAATACGTCAGATAATACTTTATTATTACCGTAAGTAATTCCAATTCCAGTATTTTTTGCCGATGCCTTATTAAGAACTCTTCTTATATCATAATAAGCATTTGGATTAGGATCTAAAGACTCATCTAACCAAATTCTATTTGTTTGTATCAAATTGGGTAGATCAATTTGCGTAATTTGACCGCCACCAACCTCAGTTTGTGTATTTCTTCTTAAAATAACAAAACTATCACCTTTTTTTAAACTTGATTTATCAATTTCACTTGCTAACTCAAATGTCGTGTCTCCAGCATCGATAAATCCGTTAATTTGATACCTAGAACTAGTATTATAAACCCAAGAATTAGCAAAAACCTGTTTAAATGACTTATTAACACTTTCTACTGGATTTTTAATAGATTCACCTAGATTTTTAACATATATCTCTTGTCCTTCGCTTATTAGACTAATATCACCATCAGGTACAAATTCAGATAAAACACCAGTAATTCTTAATTCGGACTTTTTGTTAATATCTCCATTTTCATAACCAAAAATAGTTTCTGTTGATCTTAAATCAGATGCTATTTCAATATTTTTATCTACACCAGCACATCCAAAAAATTGATTAACTGATTTTGAGGAATATGTAATAATATTACCATCAACAACAAAATCTCCTGATGTTGGGAACCCAATCGTAGAATCTACTGATATTATCTCCGATCCAGCAGTAACATATTCCAATACCTTTGATTTTCCTGGTATTGTAAATGTACCTTCGATTAGATCTCTATCACTAAATCCAACAAATAATGAAATTTTATAATATTCTTTTCTATCTCTTGTTAATATCTCAACTTCAGATACAGATCCACTTGTTTGACTATCTGTAGACTTAGTTATTGTTTGTCCAACTAAATTAGAAGGATTTCCACTTATTTTCTCTGCTATTATAACTTCTCTACGAATATATTCAGCACCTGATGGTTTAATTAGACGTTCTTCAAGGTCTAAAACTTCAGCATCCTTACCAAATAAGACTTTAAAAAGAATTTTTACAGACTCAGATATACCTTTTGATTGATAAAATGATCTAGCAACCTTAATAAAATTACCAACATCAATACCAGAAGCAAATTCATTGTCCTCTAAACCAGGTAAGAATGTTTTCTTTAATTTTCTATAAAATTCCTGTAAGAATAGTACACTTAAGTTAGTAACAGTAGAACCTGTAGTATGATCAGCAGCATTAGTATCCTTAAATTCTAAAGTTTCTTTATTGACATTCTGTATTGTCGATTCTATACTACTTTTATAATTGGTTACACCACTAAATCCACGTATACAACCAGTAAAGGTAGTGTCTGTTTTACCTGTATATGTTATTATTTCATCATCAATCTTTAATAATCCATACTCAGCAGGAAATCCTTTAGTTGAATCTACATTAATTGTTGGATTAATAACATCCGTAATTGAAATATCAGAAGTTAATGTAGTTTTACCTGTAATAACTTCAGGAACTAAATTATCAACTTTGATATATCGATCAAAGTTTTCTATTATATCACCAGCAGATCCTTGATATTCTAAAGAATTGTAGTAAGTTTTTAGAAAATCAACAGCTAATGGAAAATCAGCAACCACAAATTCGGGAAGCTGACTTTCTAAGATCTTATTTACCTGAACTCTTTTCTCAAATTCTATGCTCATTCTACTTTCTTTCTATTGTTCCGTTAGAATAACTTGATGTGTAATAATCTCTTGAGAATACAACGCCTGATACGTCTTCACCCGATGCAATTACATCCTTAACCATATTTATCTTACTATTAGAAACGTCAAAACTCAGGTACAAATCCTTTAATCCAATTACATCATTAGAATCTGGGAATGCCTGTATCTCAATCAAGTTATTTAGAGCAAGTGTAGAAGTGATATTGACAGTATTTAAGACAATTTCACCTTTTTTATAATTTACTATACCAACATCTTTAGATACAATCTTCATTTCATTCTTGTCATCCTTAGAAACAATACAAATAACACCCTTTCCACTACCATCCAATTTACCATTAGCATTTGTATTGGGAATATCAGTCAAATAAACAGTTTTACTATAACCTGAAATGTTAAATCCAGTACTCTTAATGTTAAACCCTTCAGGGTTAATATGGAAACGATTTCCAAAACATAACTCATATTGAGCAAATTGATTGATTAATGCTTTTAAATCTCTTCTAATTCTTACTGTTGTAATGTTTGAAGTGATTGCTTCATTAACCCTATCAATCAACTGATTAATTTTACTATATTTAAATCTGCCACCAAACTTATTAATGTCAACATTATCAGAATATGTAGTAAGAGAATCTAAAATATTTGCTTGTAAGTTGGAAGCATTTGTAATTTGTGCTGTGTTATAATAAACTGTTGAATCTATTTCAACATATAGTATCTTAAGATCAACAATTTCGGAATTTATACCAGCAATAGCATAACTTTTTAACTTATTTTTGATTTGTTGCTTATCAAAATCGGATACATAAGTACCATTTCTTGGTTTAATACTAATCTGAACTTTACCAAATTGTGGAGGATCTAATTCTTCACCACCAACAACAGCAACAGACTCTGTTGCAGGGTAAATTGTCTGTATTATTGCCTCATAATCCCTTGGTGTAACCGCCCTGTATTGTGCCGAATATAGTCTAGGAGCCAAATACTTAATAGATGATAAATTCTCGTTCTCAGAACCATTTGAGGCACTTACAACAGTATTTACTGTAACAACTGTGTTAGGTTTAATGGGAACGTTATTGTGGTCAACAAAAGTACCACCAAAATCAAAGGATCGTGCTCCATTACCCTCTGTACCATCAGTTATAATGTATCTAACATTAATTTTATCACCTGTTTCTAACTTTTTACCAAAGAATCCATCACCAAATAGTAATTCAATCTTTTCATCTTGAACTTCTTGTAGTAAGAAAATTTCAGAATCTTTGTTTAAGTTTAAAATATTATCAACTTTCTTATATTCTCTACCTGTACCAGTAATATTTGTAGGTTTTACATTAACTACAATGGTAGAAGTGTCAATATTGCTATTTCCAAGTATAAATCTTTGATCTTGTTCAGTATTTACTAAAAAAGCACCGTTTATAAGGGTTCCTTGAACAATATCTACGGAAAAATCAGCATATCTCTTACCATTATTGGTATAAAGGTTCGCTGTTGTTGCTTCTGAGACTGAAAAACGGTAAGATGTGTCATTTACAGTACCAATGCATACTAAACCAGGATTTAATGTAATAAAAGGTATCTGATCTGGTTGACCTATCTTAGGATCATCGATCTCAACGGTAAAAGTAACGGATGCTTTTGCTCCAGTCCTTGATCTAGGAACATATCCAATGTTACGAGCAAGCGATATAACATTTTCTCTTACGGTTGCAGAGTCCAAAAATGACTCATTTGCCACCAAATTCGCATTAAATGAGTTAATATACGTATTATACGCTAAAGTATCAATTAAAACTGAAAAATTAGACCCTTCAAAGTCAAAATCAGTGAAATTTGTGTTTGAAGCAAGGTGATTTTTTATCTCAGTTTTAATTTGATCATAATCTAGGTTGGTAAATTGTGTAAATGGCATTATATTACCTAGTTGGTTCTAATAAAAATGTAAATTCTTGACGAGGAACTTCCATACCCACAATATCATAGTAAATTATGACTTCTAAAGTATTGGCATCAGGTTGTCCATTAACTTCTACTTCAACATTATCAACTCTAGGTTCAAAATTTTCTATGGTAGTACGAATTTGATCCTGAATTACGGTACGAGTCGTATTTGTATACAATTCAAACAGAGATCCACGAATATCCGTACCTAAAAGAGAGTTAAAAAACTTTTCTGTAGGTATTGTCTCAACTAAATTACGCACAGACCTAGCAATAGCACGTTCATTCTTTAAAATCGGCATATCCTTTGTAATAGGATGCGGTTTAAAGGATAAACTAATGTCTTTAAAGACCTGAGATTGACGTTTTATTACTGTAGGCAAAGCAAACTTAGTATTATGTCACTTTATTTATACGTGATCATTAAAAAAGGGAGATTGATTCATCTCCCTTGCCCTCTAGTTCTTTTCTTTGCTTTATTACGAGAAGTAGCAGAGTATTTTGTGTGCTTACCATCTCCTTGTCGAGTCTTCTTCGGGGTTGCTTCTACATAAGTACCACCAAAAAGACCTACTTTCATTTTAGCCATAATTAATTTTCAATAAATTCAGTTTTAATATCAGTTGGATGAGGCACTCCACTTATATAAAAGTCCTGTGCCAAATCCTCCATAGTGTTAAAATACTCATCTTGAGAGAGATCCTTATAAGCAATCTTGCCTTCAATAAGAATATTATAACGAGTCATTAGATTACTCTCATCTTTTCATGACCTACACGAACACGAGGATCACACCAGATCTCAAACCCTGCCTCCTTCGCATCTAGGCAGAACGAAACGTCCTCACCACACATATCCTGTACTTCGCCACTTTCAAAGACTTGCATCTTAGGAGCGAACCAAGGATACTTCATCTCTTCATGCTCAAATACACCATTCTTAATTAATAACCATCCAAATCCTGTATAGTCAACAGTAAATGGTTTCTTTCTTTTCGAGATGCTTTCGATGGTTTCGTGATTCATTACCCCACCATTCGTACGGAAATCATCTTCTTCTAACCAGTGTGCTACCGAGGTGGTTTTGCCGTCTTCGGTACAATACCAACCAGCAGCAAGATCCTTATCCATTAATAGCACTTGCCAGAACTTCTCAGAGTTGAATACTATATCACTATCAATCCATAACTGATAATCATACTGTAACTTGCCGTCCCAAGGTTTCTGATCGGGTCCTCTCAGTACATTCGCACCGAGACATTTGCACCGAGCGAAGTTCACCATAGACGAGTAATCCTGTGAGATCTGTATCGAAGCACCCGCCTGGACAAGATCGAAGCATAACTGTACAAAACTCTTCAAATATGTGTATGAAACTCCACGACCTGGTAGGCAGAAGACTACTGTCTTCCCCTTGATCATTTCCTTTGCTTTCTCGTAATCCCACTCTGCTTCTTTCTTTACCACAGGGGATTTCGCTTTAACTGTAAATCCTTTAGCCATAACCTACGTAATGTTATACCAATATTATATCCCATTATGTAGCCTATGTCAACTTAAATATACGTTACGGATAACAACATCCTATCCTTTGTATTAGTGGGTGTTGAGCTACTGTGAAGAACTGAACCATCAAAAACCAACAACCGATTTTTCACACTATCAATCCTCTCACCTGTTTCAAATTCAGTAAAACCATCATTACTATTCATATAGATTAATGCTGTTTTACAAGTTTCTCCATGATCTATATGTCTATCATGTATAATTTGTTTTCCTTGATTCACATATAATAACACTCTTGCTCTGAATAAAAAATCTACTTCGAGTGCCTCAAACAAAGGTACAAATTTATCATAGAGGGGACTTTCTATTCTATACGCATGAAATAAACTATGTACAAAGTAATAATGATCTAAGTTTGCTCTTGGATCTTCTAGGTTAGTTGCTACCTGATGTTGAAATAACCAAGGAAACTGTGTATCAGTTATAATATTATAAAGGTGCTCGTA